GCATCGATACATTTCTGGAGGTTTCGGGTAGAATTGGGTTGGCCATGCCCATGTTGCTTATGCAATTCCAAGATCCCTACCGGAGAGCCGTAACCAACCCAGAGCTGGATACAGTTCTTCATTCACTGCGCCGATTAACTGAGCGCGGTAACTACGGAAATCTTCCAACTCAAGTCCTAGAGATCTTTCTCTACGTGGCATCTCATGAGGGCTGTCACAAGCCAGCAATGGAAGAGGACTTGGGCATGTCGTCAGCTTCAGGGAGTCGCAATAGCGATTACCTCTGCAAAACTGCACGATATAAACGGGCAGGCCTTGACCTGATCACCAAGGAGGACGACCCAGACAATCGCCGCAGGATGATTCTGCGACTAACACCTAGTGGTATTCGCTTAAAAAACGACCTACTTAAGGACATCTATGGAATTTCACCTAATTCCCAATTACAAGAAACCCCAAAAGATCTCTAAGTTTTCTCAAGGGTTCCAACATACGCTCCAAACCTTACCTACCTGGCGAAAGAGCGAGCTGCCTAGTGGCAACCAAAACAACATCCGCAACTTCAACAAGTTGTATGAGTTTTGGGGTGATCCTCCAATCAAGGAGATCGATCACGATTTCTTGCATGCAACATTGCAAGAGATGCACGAAGCAACAGGCAACAGCAACTCCACACTAAATCGTTCTGTCTCAACCGTTAAAAAGGTTCTGACCATGTGTGCTCGTAGTGGATACATTCCCTACGTTCCTGTGATTCAGAAACTCAAGGAAGAGCAGCGCCGTCGTCCACCTCACTACAGCAAAGAGCAAGTCGACAGGCTGGTTCAAATTGCAAGAGAGCGTGGTGATGATGCAATGGCCATGGCAATTGAGATCAGCGCCTACACGGGCCTGAGACAAGCCGAAATGCGTCGCTTGCATGTTGATGATGTGGACTGGAGACGCAACCTGCTGCTGATCGGCGGAACCGTCGAGACACGCACCAAGGGACGCAACTTCAGAGAGCTTCCAATCCACCCACGTCTTGTTCCTTTATTGAAGGCAAGGACCGGGCTAGATCGTGGTTATCACGACTATGTGTTTGAGGACTTCCCCAATCAATGGAACCTACATAGACGCTGGAAGCATGTTCTGCGTAATGCCTGCAGGGAGGACCGCACGATCACAGAAGGTCAGTACTTCTGGAAGACACTGCGTAACTCATTCATCACCTGGACCCTTGACGATGGGATGCCATCGATGAAGGTCATGGGCTGGGCGGGACATAGTTCGATCCGTGTCACGGAGCGTTACTACTCCCAAAACTCAGAGCACGATCACGAGCTATTAGCGCGACTCTAGTTGCGTCTAGTGGCACCAAAAACGAAGGCTAACCTCGGCCTACATCTATTCAAAAACCCCTGTCAGCTAAGCTGAAAACAAGCGGGGGCGTGGCGGAATCGGTAGACGCACGCGACTTAAAATCGTTACGTTTCATGACTTCACTACTGAATAGATGGACATATATTCCGGCGCATAGACTGCGGCACAGTGCAATCCACTTGTGCAGAGGTTAAAAGTAGCAGTCTAGTGCGTCTAACCAATCGGTTGGATGCCAACTCCTGCAGAGATAGATGAGCAAATTGCTCTTGAAAGAGACCAGATCAGGATCGGCATCAACAAGCTCCACAGCAACACCAAAAACCTTGAGGAAAAGAGCTACGCAAGTGCCAGCGTCTACGGCGTAAGCAGCATTGACCAGCTCCTGCCGCTGGTGATCGCACGCATCACAGAGACACGCCTACGCATCAGGAAGGGAAGCGCAGGGGTCAACTTCAAAGAGATCGCTCACTTCCTTAGGGATGTGGAAGCTGAGGTTGCAGGGGCTATTGCCTGCAAGGTGGTTTTCGATCAAGTGTTCTCCACAAAACGGGGCTCTAACCAGGCCACAGCCGTCTGTGACGCCATTGGACAGGCCATTGAGAACAACTGCCTACTTGACCACTACGAAGCCACCTGCCCAGGGCTTCTACACACACTAAAAGAGCGTTACTACCACGCCAGCATGGGCACAACCCAGCGGGTGACGGTCATCAAAACAATGATGAACCGTATTGACGCAGTGGATCACTGGAAGTGCTGGGGAAGGGAAGTAAGGGTTCGGCTGGGTGGCTGGCTACTGGATTGCGTCATCGAAGCCAGTGGTTGGTTCATGACCGATCTGCGCCAAGAGGGAAAGAAACGCAATTTGTATGTCATCCCTACTCCGTTGTTCATAGAGATCAAAGATGCAGTGATGGATCAAGCAGAACTGTTTGCACCCATTGCATTGCCAATGCTGATCCCACCTAATGATTGGTCAAATGAACGGCCTGGAGGGTACATCCTTAATGAGTGTATGAAAGGTTATCCACTGGTTCGGCGCGGTAACCCCTTATGTATACAGGGAGAGACTCCACTCAAATTCCTTAACCACATCCAACAGAGCGGTTTTGTTCTGTCGGATTTCATCGTTGACGTTGCAGAAACGTTGATGGAGAAAGGAATCTCAGTCGGCAAGTTTATCCCTGTATGTGAGATACCGCTACCTGTAAAGCCTCCTGATATTGCTGACAACAAAGAAGCAAGAAAGGACTACAACCGAAAGGCAGCGGAGGTACACAACCAGAATGCACAAGCATTCAGAAAGTCATGCCGAACACGTATGACAATGAACGCAGTCCAGAGATTTAAAGGTAGAACCTTCTATCACGGATGGTCTCTGGATTACAGAGGAAGAGCGTATCCGATAGCTTCAGTACTGACCCCTCAGTCAGATGATTTCGGCAAAAGCTTACTTAAGTTTGCTGAACCATCACTGATGACAGAGAGAGCAAAGTTCTGGTTAAAATTTAACGTCTCAACAACGTATGGACTCGACAAAAGCACCATGCAGGAGAGGCAGGATTGGGCTGAAGCTAATACTGAACTCATTACCAAAGTGGCAACCGAGCCACTGAAATACTTACATGAATGGGAAGCAGCTTCTGAACCTTGGCAGTTCTTAAGTAGTTGTGAGGAGATGTATCGCTGTGTCATCAAAGGTGACAGAAAATACACTTCAAGCATGGTGGCAACAGATGCTACATGTAGTGGACTTCAAATACTGGCAGGAATGTCAGGCGATAAATCAACTGCAGAACTATGTAATGTTATTCCTAGTGATAAACCACAAGATGCTTACAAAGTTGTAGCGGAAGCCGCAAAACCTAACTGCCCTGAATCTATCCGACCTTATATGGATCGAAAGGTAGTAAAGAAAGTTGTAATGACACTTCCATACAATAGCAAACCTTATAGCAATCGTTCTTACATAAGAGATGCACTTAAGGAAGTCAATGTAGACATAGACAAGGATAAACTAACAGCAACTGTTAAGGCAGTAAGAAATGCTATGTCAGAAATTGTCCCTGGTCCCATGAAAGTAATGAAGTGGATAGAAGAAGAAGTAGTCAATGCACTTAAACGTGGCGCTACTGAACTTAAGTGGGTGACGCCATCAGGTTTCGTAGTAAATCAACGGCTGAATAAAGTTCAATTAAAAGCTATTGAACTGCAGTTAATGGGCAGAGTGCAAATCAAAGTAGCCACATCAGACGAAGGGGAAGTTGATAAGAACCACCATAAAAATGCAACTAGTCCCAATCTTATTCATTCCGCCGATGCCTCTTTACTCCACTTATCTGCAATCCGCTTCAACAATCCGCTGGCCCTCATACACGACTCGGTTTTATGTCGTAGTACTGACGTCGATTCTATTTCAGCCCTTGTTCGTGAAACATACATGCACTTATTTGCAGAACAAGATTACTTAACGGACTGGGCAAAACAAATCGGTGCTGAAACCGAACCCCCAATTATTGGCACACTAAATGCTGCGTCAGTAATCAAATCAACTTATTTTTTCTGTTAATGTCCCGCAATACATTCGTAACTGAACAGCCTGTAACCCTCGAAGGATACCAGGCAGTACTGAAACCAGGCAAATTTGGCTACAAACTAATGGCAGTTGTAGACCAAGATATGGTTGACAAACTCGAAGAAGATCGAGTCAATGGTGTCAACTGGTGTTTGTCGAAACTAAAGAACCCAAAGCGAGCACTATGCAAGCCAGAACCTTGGGAAGAAGTTTCCGAAGGTATGTACCAAGTTAAATTTGGTTGGAATGAAGAAACCAAGCCACCAATTGTTGATTCTGAAGGAACTACAATTAGTGACACAAACATTCCTCTTTACAGCGGAAGCAAAGTAAAGCTTGCATTCTTTCAAAAGCCCTACATCCTAGCTGACAAAACAACTTACGGAACAACTCTCAAGCTAAAGGCTATCCAAATCATTTCGTTGTCATCCTCAGCAGGAACTGACTCTGGAGATCTAATGGATGAGACTGATGCTGCAGAGATGTTTGGTAAAACAAAAGGCTATAAAGCTGAAGAACCTAATGTTGTTCCAGCAGCTGCACCCGAAGAGGATGAAGGCGACTTCTAATGGCCTTTCGATCAGGACTTGAAGAACGAGTTGCTGATCTTATGTGTGAGTTGGGTGTCAAGTATGAATATGAATCAACAAAGGTTCCATACGTCATCCAGCACATTTACACGCCTGACTTCCTATTACCAAACGGCATCTATTTAGAATGCAAAGGCTACTGGGACAGTGAAGATCGCCGTAAGATCCGCAACGTAAAAGAGCAACATCCAGAAATAGATTTACGCATGGTGTTTCAGTCACCATATAACAAGATCACCAAGAAATCTAAAACTACCTACGCCAAATACTGTGAACGCTTAGGTATTCCTTGGACATCATTCACCAACATACCAATGGAATGGTTCATGTAGAAAACGAGTTCGTTAAACATATACCTTGCAATCAATGTGGGTCATCTGATGCCAACAGTCTGTTTTCAGATGGCCATACATTTTGCTTTAGATGCCATGCCCGAACACATGGCGACAACCACACTATTCACACAACTCAAGTGAGCAATGTACAACTACAAGGATCAGCCAGACGGCTACAATCGCGTGGAATCACAGAGCAAACAGCAGAACTCTACAAAACCTACAGAGACGGAGAACTACTACGCCACTATTATTTCGATAGCGATGGAAAGGTTGTCGGAGCAAAAGTAAGAACAAAAGGTAAGGAGTTCCGCTGTGAAGGAGAGGTCAAAACCCTCTTTGGAATGCAGAACTTCAGACATAAAACAACTAAGAAGGCTAAAAAGTTAGTTTGCGTCGAGGGTGAAATGGACGCGATGAGCGTTTGGGAAGCCCAGCCAAATTGGGACTGTGTCTCTATACCGAATGGAGCAGCTGCAGCTAAGAAAGCTTTTCAACATAACTACGAATGGATCAACCATTACGACAAGGTAGTTATCTTCTTCGATAACGATGAGGCAGGCCAGAAGGCCGCTAAAGAAGCAGCTGCTGTACTTCCACCAGGCAAGGCATTTACAGGCTTTCTAGAGTCATATAAGGATGCTAGCGAGGCGTTACAGGCAGATGATCAAGAGGCTATACGAGCTGTATGTAATTACGACCATCAGCAATACCGCCCAGACGGAATTGTTAATGCCAAAAATCTTTTAGATCTAGTAACAACCCCTGAACCACCATCAGATTATGACTACCCATTCCCAACGCTCAACGAAAGAATACTCGGGATCAGGAGGAAATCCCTTATTACGGTTACTGCAGGTTCTGGCGTCGGAAAATCAAGCTGGCTCAGACAAGTATGTGCTCACCTTCTCAGTAAGGGAGTCGGGTGCTCTTATTTGGGCCTTGAGGAATCTAATCGAAGAACAATCCTTGGACTCATGTCCTGCGCTGCTGGAAAGTCTCTACACCTCGGAGAACAACAACGAGGCGAGCTAACAGAGATATTTGATAAAACAGTAGCCGGATGGGATCTAAATCTTTTTGACGGCTTTGGTTCATTTGATCCAGATTACATCTGCGAACGAATTGAATATATGGCAGCAGGTTTAGAAACTAAAGTTGTATTTCTAGACCACCTGTCAATCCTATTAAGTGGGCTTGAAGGGGATAACGAACGGGTCATGATTGACCGAACGATGACAAAACTTAGGTCACTAGTAGAACGAACAGGTATCACATTATTTCTTGTATGTCACACATCATCACCACCCAATGGAGGAAGCCATGAAGAAGGAGCAAGAGTGCAACTGCGATCTTTGCGCGGATCCAGAGCAGTGGGTCAACTATCAGATTGCGTCCTTGCGCTCGAATCCGATCAGCAGAGCGGATCTGAATCAAATCTTACAACGTTGCGATGCCTTAAAGATCGCCATACAGGATCGACTGGTGAAGTCTGTCAACTGAAATACGACAAAACAACAAGTACATTTAATGAAACAGGAATTGCAGCAGTGTTCGACCAAGAACCAGATTACTAAACCCAACCCACCTACAGCTGAAGCAATTGAGAAAGCACAGTTTGTAGATAAAACATACCAATGGACTAATGCTCGTATTCGATCTGGAGAGTAACGGACTCCTAGATGATGTTACCAAGATCCACTGCCTTGTTATTTATGACAGCGAAACTGACGAAACAGTTGCTTACAACGACGAAGGCAAGGAAGAACCAATTGTCAGAGGTATACAAAGATTAGAAGATGCAGATGTAATCACCGGCCACAATGTAATAAATTACGATATACCTTGCATACAAAAACTCTTTCCTTGGTTTGAACCTAAGGCACTTGTAGTGGATACATTACTTCTGTCAAGGCTTTACCACACTAATCTCCTTGATCTAGATCATCAACGAAAGAAAGAAGGCAAGCTACAAAACCTACCTTTACAGAATTATGGAAGACACTCTCTTGAAGCCTGGGGCCACAGATTAAATGTGTACAAAGGCGCATTCGGGAAGGACAGTGATTGGAAAGAGTTCTCTGAAGAAATGCAGGACTACTGCAAACAAGATGTAAACGTCACCAAAGAACTATGCGACCATTTCCAACCTTACCTGAGTGGGTTGCGCTAGAGCACGAGGTTGCTCAATTACTAACTAAACAACAACTACATGGATGGTATTTTAATGAACGCGCTGCATGGGAACTTGCATCGTCTCTCAGAAAAGAGCTTGAAGAAACTCGTAAGTTACTACGTGAAAGGCACCCTTTCGTTGCGGGACCAGTATTCACTCCTAAACGAGATAATCGGACCCAAGGCTATGTCGCTGGTGCTCAATTCACACGCCTTAAAGAACTAAACACTTCATCACGAGATCATATTGCATGGATCCTGAAAACTTTTCACAACTGGAACCCGACCCAGATGACTGCTACTGGCAAGGCCATTATCGACGAGGTGATTCTGAACGACATAGGCACACCGACTGCCCTTGCATTCCAGAAGATTTTGACGATAACGAAGATGCTTGGAATGATATCCGAAGGCGCGAACGCGTGGCTCAAGCTATGTACGAGTGCTAGTCGGGTCCACCATTCATGTCTGACAAACACTTCAACTTTTAGATGTAGTCATAAAAACCCAAACCTAGCACAAACACCGAGCGATCCTCGATTCAGAGAATTATTTATAGCCACACCTGGAAAGGTGATGGTTGGAGCAGATTTAAGCGGGATCGAATTAAGAATGCTTTCGCATTACTTAGCACGCCTAGATGGTGGACGATATGCAGACATTCT